GTGGGCTTTTTGAGGTTAAGCAAGGGGTAGGGCAGGGGAAACCCTCGGTCGCCCCGCCTAAGCCCTCCTGTTGCGTTTGTGGGGGTGTATTGAAGGGGTTTGTTGAAACCCAAAGCGGAAAGATGTGTGGAACGTGTTGGGATAAGCGATAAATCAATTTGCCGCGAATTGGAGGATAAAAATTGAATAAAGTTATATTTGGAGATTGCCGTGAAACCATGCGCCGATGGAAAGAGCAAGGAATCAAAGCTCAAACGTGTGTGACTAGCCCACCGTATTACGGACTGCGTGACTATGGCACAGCAAAATGGGATGGTGGGGACGTTAATTGTGACCATGTTGAAAGTGAAAACAAGCATGGTGGGCAACGTGCAGATAGAAATCAAGAGGGTTATAAAAAACAATACAAAGATGTTTGTAAAAAGTGTGGTGCTATTCGAGAAGATAATCAATTAGGGTTAGAAGAAACGCCGCAGGCTTACATCAAAGCAATGGTTGAGGTGTTCCGGTGTGTGTGGGATGTTCTGGCAGACGATGGGACGTTGTGGCTGAATATTGGGGATAGTTACTCAGCGGGTAAAGTGGAGGAAGGACTTAAACCCAAAGACCTTATCGGCATACCGTGGATGCTGGCCTTTGCCTTACGCGCAGACGGCTGGTATCTGCGCCAAGACATCATCTGGCATAAACCTAATCCTATGCCTGAGAGTGTTCAGGATCGTTGCACAAAGGCGCATGAATACATATTTTTGCTGAGCAAGTCGCAGAAGTATTACTACAACCATGAGGCGATTAAAGAATTAAGCGTTAATCCCGAAGCTAGTGCAAACAGATATAAAGCTCCTTTTTTTGGAGGGGAAAAACATGAAAGTGGGGGCTATTCTCCAAGTGGTGCGACCCACACCAAAGGCATGAAAGAATTTGACGGAAATAGAAACAAGCGCAGCGTGTGGACTGTGACCACCAAGCCATATTCAGGCGCACATTTTGCCGTATTCCCTGCGGCACTAATTGAGCCTTGCATCCTTGCTGGCGCACCAGTAGGCGGTATTGTGCTTGACCCGTTCATGGGCAGCGGCACAACGGGGCAAGTATCGCAAGCACTCGGGCGGCAATGGATAGGTTGTGAACTAAATTTAAAATATGTTGATTTGCAAAATGATAGAACGGCGCAAAGCGGAATGGTATTTAAATAATGGCTATTGACCGAGTTAATGACTGGGTCAGGTGTCTGGAAAATTGTGGTGTGCAGTCGAAAGCAATGACTCTGGTCGGAATTAAAAAAACAGAACCAAAGTTATTGCCAAGCGTTTTGAAGTCGTTAAAGTTATCCACAGCTTTGGACGTTGTTAACTTTTTGGGGGCAGAAAAATGACAATACGTTTTGGCAAGGCGTTTAGGATGCGCGGAATTGGGTATGAAACTTTAAATATTTATCCTGATGATTGCGCGCCTACAGAAGATGAAAAGAGGTTTTGGGAAATTGTTAATGCGATGAAGCCTGAAGATGCAGCCGTTATTGGTCGTGTTGTTGATGCGGAATGGTACGAACAAAACGATAAAGACATTTTGGCGTTAAAAACTCTTTAATTTTCTGGGGGCAGAAAAATGAACCAATGCGAACAGCTTTTAGAAGCAATGAAACGTGGCGAAAGTTTGACGGTGGCAGATGCTTTGAGCCGTTACGGGGTGTATGCGTTAAGCCAGCGGTGCGGAGAATTGATTAAACAGGGTCATCCGGTAAAAGTTGAGATGATTACCGTACCGTCTGGCAAGCGGGTTGCGAAGTATTCAATCCCGCAAGGTCAGCAGGAGATGCTTATATGATTTGCCCAGTTTGCGAGGAACGTAGAAACGCAGGGCAGAACGCTTTGCAATGGCCTATTTTGCGAGCATGGGCTGAACAAAAGCAATGGCCTGTTAATGGGGTTATGTGCTGGCTGAACGACGAGGAATGGAAGGACGTATTAACCGCGACCTTTGAGGGCGAAACAGCACCAAGACTTGCGCCAGGACTTGAGGGCGGGGTTGTGATGCTAGGCAGAAGGACAAGCCGGTATGGAAAGAAACGGTTTTCGGAATGGTTGGATTGGCTTAACGCAGCGAGTCATCATGCGGGAATAAGGATACCGGCTCATGCGAGCGTGGCGAATAGCGAATAAGAAGTTGGTGGCGCAACAAAACTTACGCTACCGGCAAAAGCACAAAGCAGAGATAAACAAGAAAAGGAGGGCAAAGGCACATGACAAAAGCAGAAGCGTCGTGGCAAGCAAAGCTCCGTAATCTGGGATGTATTGTTTGCAAGCTAGATTTAAGGGTAGATAGTCCGGCCGAAATTCATCATATGCTTTCAGGAGGTCGCAGGCGGGGTGAGATGTTTGTATTGCCTTTGTGCCAGCAGCATCACAGGTCGGGAAGGAATGACGATGTAGTTAGCCGTGACCAATCGCAACGGAGGTTTGAAACTCGTTATGGAACAGAACTTTACTTGCTGGAGGAGGTCAAAAAACTATGCGCCGCGCTGCCAAAGTAGACGCGAATCAAACGGAAATAGTAGACGCATTCCGCAAGTTGGGATGCTCTGTCCAATCCCTAGCTGCCCTCGGCAAAGGCGTTCCCGACATTATGGTTTCGTTGGGGGGTATCACCTGGCTAGTTGAGGTCAAGGCAGGTAGAGGTAAGGAGAACCCACTACAAACCGCGTGGGCGGCCTCCTGGTTGGGTTGCAGGGCAGTTGTGCGGGATATCGAGGGGGTTATTGTTACGGTTAAAACAATGGCGGCACAATCTAAAAAATTAAGGGGAATAATATGAGCATAAAAACAAGTGGCACACCACATATAACTTTAATGACTAGAAATGGTCTTTTGAGGACGTACAACGAAGAAATAACAACCAACATGAGCGACGAAAAAATTAAAAAGATTGTTGCTACAAAAACTAGGCATGAAGTTGCTCATTGCTGCCAAATCGGCCCAAGAGGTTTAAAAGACATTGAAGTATGGCTTGCTGCATCTGGTTTAAAATTTTCTGAAAATGACGCCGTTAAACCAGATAAAAAAGCAAAAGTTCCTGAGATGACTTTGCGCGACTATTTTGCGGCGGCTGCTCTTACTGGGGTAACCGCGAAAGGTTATGATTCCAGTTCATACCATCATGCTGTTATGTATTGCTACCAACTTGCCGATGCCATGATTGAGCGTAGAGAAAAATGACCGACCGAGCTGAGATTACCAGTTTGCTTTACAACCGGAATAAGGCCATGTTGGACTGCGATCACAAGAAGGATTTTCAAGCAGCAATGATTGCGGCGGGTACTTTGGCTTTGCATTACCAAAACCTAGAAGCGGAATATAGAAGGCTTTGGAAGCAAAAAATACCGATTGACATTGAAAAAATTGAAGTTTAATCTTAAAAAATGTATAATTCTCGAACTCACCGTCCTCCCCCTTCGGTGAATGTGCTGGCCGTGACGTTGATGACCAACGCACGTTTGCGCCGGGGGCTGGTAGCAGCCAGCATACCTTTAGCCCTCGGAGCCGTTTATGGATAGCAAGAACGCAGCGACCTTTGTGGCGGTGATGTTCCATTCAGGAACTAATGCTCATTTCATGCACCTGCAAACCAAGAGCTATTCAGAACACGTTGCGCTTGGTACTTATTACGATGCCATCATCGACCTTGTGGATAAGTGGGCAGAAGCCTATCAAGGCCGGTATGAAGTAATCGCTAACTATCCTTCTGACTACCATATAGCCAAAAAGCCGGTAGAGTACATTGAGCAACTCAAGGACTTTGTTGATAAGATTCGTAAGGTGTTGCCAGAGGATACGCAGCTCCAGAACATTATTGATGAAATAGCAGAATTGCTTGATTCAACTTGCTACAAGTTAAAGAATCTCAAATGATTGTCAAGTTTTAATGGCAAAGAGCGACTAAGAGCGATGGCAAAGGGTACGAAGACTGGCGGCGGGTCAAGGCAGGGTAAGCCGAACAAGACTACGGTAGACGTGCGGGAAGCGATTGCCCTGATTGCTCAAAGGAACGTGGAAAAGTTTGAGGGTTGGCTCGACCAAGTAGCTTCAGAAGACCCCGGCAAAGCTGCTGATCTGTTCCTAAAGGCTATCGAGTACCACATCCCTAAACTAGCGCGGTCAGAAACTACGGGTAAAGACGGCGGGCCTGTAGATCACACCTTCCGGTGGTTAGAATGACGCTCCACGTCATACCCTACAAGCCTCGTCCGGCGTTTTTGCCGTTTCACAACCGCACGAAGCGGTGGTCTTGCTTGGTAGCGCACCGCAGGGCTGGAAAGACCGTGGCGGCAATAAACGACCTGATCCGGGCGGCGGTCACCAGTAAAAGTCCCATGCCCCAATTTGCCTACATAGCCCCATTTCGTAGCCAGGCTAAATCCGTGGCGTGGGACTACCTTAAACATTTCTCGGCTACCGCGGCAGAAAGTACCAATGAGTCCGAGCTAACCGTGGATATGATTAACGGGTCAAAGGTAAGGCTATTTGGAGCTGATAACGCAGATGCCATGCGTGGGTTAGGCTTTGACGGAATCTTTATGGACGAATATGGAGATTTTAAGAGTAGCGTCTGGGGTAACGTGATCCGGCCTTCCTTGAGCGACCGGCAGGGCTGGGCGGTGTTCGGTGGCACTCCAAAGGGTAAAAACCAGTTTTGGGACATAAAGCAGACCGCGGCGAGGTTGCGGGATGATTGGTTCCTGCTGGAGCTGCCTGCAAGCAAGTCAGGTCTACTGCCGGCCGGCGAACTAGCCGCGGCGAGGGCGCAGCTCTCCAAAGACCAGTACGACCAAGAGTATGAGTGTAGTTTCGAGGCCAGCATCCTTGGCGCGTTCTACGGGGTTGAGATGCGCGAAGCAGCAGAGCAGGGCAGAATATGCCGCGTTGCTTACCAGCCAGAAGTACCCGTACACACAGCCTGGGACTTGGGATACCGCGACGATACCGCTATTTGGTTCTACCAAGTTATCAGGGGCGAAATCCACGTCATTGATTACTACGCGGTAAGCGGCGCAAATATAGCGGAGCTGGCAGCGGTCATTACAAGCAAACCTTACAAGTATGGCAAACACTACCTACCGCACGATGCTAGGGCTAAGACGCTGGCAGCGCAGGGCAAGAGCATCATTGAGCAAATGGCTGAGTATCTAGGTATAAACAATCTTGCCATTGTTCCTGACCTATCTGTGCAAGACGGGATACAGGCTGTCAGGCAGATGCTACCCAATACATGGTTTGATGCCGAGCGCTGCGACGAAGGCATGGAGGCGTTACGCCAGTACCAGCGGGAGTATGACGAGGACAAGAAGGCGTTTAGGCAGACTCCTAGACACGACTGGTGCAGTCATCCAGCCGATGCCATGCGGATGTTGGCTATAGTCTGGCGGCAGGAACCGACCGTTAAACAGCCAGATAAGGTAAAACCTTTGATAGTCGGCCCCGGCAACGAGGTCACTTTGGATGATATGTGGGCAACGCATCAACAATTTAACAAAAGGAAAAGACTATGAGTGGCGTAAGCAATCCCTATCGTTATCAATACGAGCATGTAGCGGCATCGCAGTCTGCGCAAGTTCTTGGCGGCACAGGCGCGGTGGGCGATTATTTGCACCGCATTGTCATTACAGTTACAACGGCTGCAAGCAGCCTTGTGCAAGTTGTTGATGGCAGCGGCACAGGCATCTTGACGCACACCATTTTGCCGAATGCGGTTGGCGGTGGAGTTGGCGTTTACAACGTAGAAATGAATGCTGCGTCAAAAGACGGCGCTTGGAAAATAACAACCGGCGCAGGTTCTGAAGTCATGGCTATGGGCATCTTCAGCGCATGAACAAGCCCGGACTGTATGCAAACATCCTAGCTAAGCAAGAGCGCATAAAAGCGGGTTCTGGCGAGAAAATGCGTAAGCCTGGAACCCCCGGCGCACCGACTGCTGAAGCGTTCCGTGAGTCAGCAAAGACTGCAAAGCCTGCTAAAAAGTGATTGCTTGCGTCCTCAAGTCAGGTGGTGACTTCAAACCGGCTCATGTTTATGCTTTGCAGGAAATGTGCGCTAAATACTTGCCGAGCGAGGACTTTGTTTGCCTGACCGATATGACGTTAGATTGCGCCACTATCCCGCTGATTCACGGGTGGGAGGGCTGGTGGTCAAAGCTGGAGCTATTTAGGCTGCCGAGCGCGTTGTACATGGATTTGGACACGGTTCTGGTGGGAGATTGCAGCGAGATGTTAGAGGCGGCAAGGCCACATGACTTTGTGATTATGAGAGATATATACAGAGGCAAGCGTAACCCGTTGGCGATGCAATCTAGCCTTATGTGGTGGTCAAAGCCGCACGAGTATCTCTACGATGAGTTTAAAACCGGCGAACGGTACTGCGAAGGAGGTGACCAGATTTACCTTGAACACGCACTACGCAATGAACCCGTTACTTATTGGCAGGACATTACGGACGGTGTGTGCAGCTTCAAGGCTGACGTGCTAGAGCATGGCGTCAGAGCGCGGGATAAAGTAATTGTGTTTCACGGGAAACCACGGCCGTGGGAGCAGACAAGGGTGCAATATGCGTGCGTCTAAAGGGTACTTTGTGCCAGAGGCAGACGAGCATTGCTTGGGTGCTTTGTTGGACGAGGTAGGCGATCTGGGCTTCAGTTTGGACGTGTGCAAGGACTTTAGGACAGTTATACAAGCTGGCGGTAACATAGGCGTTTATCCTCTGGCGTTGTCGCAGAAGTTTAAAACTGTTTATACGGTCGAGCCGGATGTGGATAACTACGAGGCTTTGGAAACAAACACCTGCAACGCAAGGAATATTGTAAGCAGACGCGCAGCATTTGGGCGGGTGCATGGCAGGGCGGCGATAGATAGGGTTTATCCTGACAACATAGGCGCGCATCGGGTCAAGGAAGGCAACGAGTTTGCGGTAATACCGATTGATAGCCTGGGCGTTACCGATTGCGACTTCCTCCAGCTGGATGTGGAAGGGTCGGAGCATGAAGCTCTGCTAGGCGCTGTTGCTACGATTGAGGCGGGTTGGCCTGTGATTACATTAGAGCTTAAAGGTTTGGGTGAGCGATACGGGTACACCGACGAAAACACGATTACTTGGTTGAAGTTTATGGGTTATTCCATAACTGACCGAGTTAACAGGGACGTTATATTCACACGATGAGCGCAGCCTGGACACGAAAAGAAGGTAAGAACCCTGCGGGAGGGCTTAATGCGGCTGGTCGCGCAAGCTATAAGGCTGAAACCGGCGGGACGCTGAAAGCACCAGTAAAAGCGGGTGATAACCCTAGACGCGCATCATTCCTTGCGAGGATGGGCAATATGCCAGGGCCGATGCAGAAACCTAATGGCGATCCTACTCGTCTGGCGCTTGCTCTAAAGGCATGGGGTGCTTCAAGCAAAGAAGACGCACAGGCAAAGGCGCGTGCTATCTCGGCGCGGAATAAATAATGGCTGACGCTAACCGTATAGCTGCCGCATTGCGTTACCAACAGGATCAGGCTATGCCTAGTCCGCTTGCCGCTGCCATTCAATCGCCAGAATATATCGGCGGTGCTTTGCGCGATCCGCAGTTTTACGGTGATATAGGGCGCAGGCTTTCTGGTTTGTTAAAGGGTGGGTTGCAAGATATTTTGCCTACGGGCGCAGGGCCGATCATGGCAAAGCAAGGGTACGAAGCCGACCCTAACTATATGCAAAAAATGAACGATGTTGGACTGGCGGGGATGACCGTGTTTCACGGCTCCCCCTACAAGTTTGACAAGTTTGACATGAGCAAGATTGGAACGGGCGAGGGGGCGCAGGCTTACGGGCATGGGCTGTATTTTGCGGAGAATCCGCAGGTGGCGGCAGAGTATAGGAAAACGCTTGCTCCCAGCTACGAAAGAATGGTGAATGGAGTTCCTTACGATTCCAGCCTTCCTGCACACAAAGCCGCGCATTACGCAGACATTTTCCAAGGTAAAAAGTCGCCGCAAGAAATAGCAAACATCCTTATGACGGAGGGCGGCACACCGACTGATATGGCTGCTGCAAAAATGGTTTTAAGCGGCGATGTTGGTAAGGTCACAAAGCCACAAGCGGGCGCGACCTACCGCGTAGACCTCCCCGACGAACACATAGCAAAGATGCTGGATTGGGATAAGCCGTTTAGTCAACAGCCGAAAGCGTTGCGTGATGCTTTGGCAAAAATAGACAAAGACACCTACCACCCCAAAGGCAGTGATTATGATGCTAATGAGTTGGGGCAGCAAACATATGGCAGGCTTGTTAGAACTTACGGCGATAGCAAAGTGTCGGCTATGCTAAACGGTATGGGCATCCCCGGCATACGCTACCTAGACGCAGGCAGTAGAACGGGAAAAGCTGGAACTAGCAACTTTGTAGTGTTTGATGACACGTTGCCTAAAATAATAGGACGAGAATAAATGGAACCGACCAGCACCGGCGTACAGAAATGGCTTAATGTCATTTCAAGCTATGACAACGAGTTTAAGAAGTGGGAAGCGCGGACAACTAAGATTGTTAAGCGTTACCGCGACGATAACAGAAGCCAGCATACAAACGAAACCGCCAAGTTCAACATTTTGTGGAGCAACGTCCAGACGCTGATTCCTGCCGTTTATGCCAAGCTCCCTAAAGCGGTGGCAGAACGGCGGTTTGGCGATAATGACCCTGTTGGACGGGTGGCAGGTCAGCTTATTGAACGCGCCCTAGACTTTGAGATTGAGCATTACCCTGACTTTCGCGCAACGATGAAACACGCGGTCGAGGATAGGTTCCTTGGCGGGCGCGGGGTTGCTTGGGTACGGTATGAGCCGCACGTTCGGCAGCAAGACATTCCTGAGGATGGTTTGCAGGTTACGGAGGACGTAGAGAATGAGGCAGCCGAAGGTCAAACTCCTGAAGGTGCGCCTGAAAGCGAGGATTACACCGCTGGCGAGGAACCCCAGGAAGAAAT